GTACACCTCTGGACCTCGACAACGTTTACAGCCCGGTGGTAAAATTGTCGTGGTTATGACTCGTTGGTCAGTTAAAGATTTAACAGCACAACTTATAAAATCATCTGCTGAAACAAAAGCAGATCAATGGGAGCTGATTGAGTTTCCAGCAATTTTGCCAACCAATCAACCAGTATGGCCAGAGTATTGGAAGTTATCAGAATTAGAATCTGTTAAAGCATCTTTGTCTTTGCAAAAATGGAATGCACAATGGATGCAAAATCCAACTGCAGAAGAAGGATCTATTATCAAACGTGAATGGTGGAGAATTTGGGACAAACCTTATATTCCAGCTTTAGATCATGTCATTCAAAGTTATGATACTGCATTTTTAAAAAAGGAAACTGCGGATTATTCTGCTATTACAACATGGGGCGTTTTTAGATTGAACGAGGACAGCGAACCGAATCTAATATTATTAGATGCAGTAAAGGAAAGATTAGAGTTTCCAGAATTAAAACGTAGAGCTTTAGAGCAATATCAGTATTGGAATCCTGAAACGGTAATCATTGAATCTAAAGCATCAGGACTACCTTTGACCTATGAATTACGTAAGATGGGTATCCCTGTTGTTAACTTTACACCAAGCAAAGGAAATGATAAGCATGCAAGGGTAAATGCAGTTGCACCATTATTTGAATCAGGACAAATATGGGCACCTGATCAAAAGTTTGCTGAAGAGGTCGTAGAGGAATGCGCAGCATTTCCTTACGGAGATAACGATGACTTGGTAGATTCTATGACTCAAGCAGTGATGCGATTTAGACAAGGTGGTTTTGTAGATCACCCAGAAGATTATAGAGACGAACCTGTGATTCATCATAACAGAACGTATTATTAATATGGCAGGAATCGAAGAAGCATTTGAAAAATTTGTAACAAGAGTTTCTGGTAGAGAAAGATCTAAAGCAGAAGAATCATTAAGCAAATATAAATCTTATTCTGAAGAAGAACTATTAGGAAATATAGAAGCTAAATATCCAAATCAACTTCAAAGTTTTTCACTTGAAGATCATCAATTAAACACAATGCCTATGATTGAGCCAAGAGATGTAGCACCTCCTAGATCTTATTCACCCATGCCTAATATCTATGACACACAACGTCAATATCAAGTTGATTTAGCAGAAGGAGGACTAGCTAATTTTATAAAAAATAATATAGCACCTGAATATAGATTATATACCAGAACTATGGTTCCTGGTTTAAAAACAGGAAGACTTGATGAAGAATATTTTCCAGATGATTTTAAATTAGATTTAAGAAAACAAGCATTAGACAAGTATGCTAAAACTGGAGAATTATCTGGTATAGTAAATGAAATGGATCAACATACATCTAGAGGTAAAATAAACAAATTAATAAAATATCCATCAACTTATGCAGCACTTGGAACTTACAGTTATGAAATAGATCCAAAAACTTTAGATGTAAAAGTTAAAGATAAATATGATTGGAATCCAGCATATGGAACTAAAGGAAATTTTACTGGATGGATTGGTAATGAACCAGAAAAAGGTGGAAGAGATGTAGATGCTTCTATGTTAAAAGATTATGCTGTTAATACTATGAAAAGAGGAATTGATATTCCTGCTGGTTTAGAATTGTTAGGAAATTTATTAGGACCAAGAGCAAGTAAAGGAGAAGGTGTAAATATTGATATTAATATACCAACAGAATTTGCTGCGATGAGAGCAGACACACCTTATGCATATGGAGGAAGAGTAAGTATGTCCGAAGGTGGATTGACAAATACTATTCCACCTGTTAAAGGTCCTGATTCACAAGGTGTTGAATCATTATTTAGAAGAAGGTATAATTAGTCATGGCTGATATAGATAAGGCGCTCCCTAATACAAAAACGACTATTGAAATTCCAGGTCAAACTGAAGTAGAACAATCTATTCAAGAACAAGTAGAACAAGCACAAGATCCATCTGTTGAAATTAATATGGATGAAGAAGGTGGTGCAGAAATTTCTTTTGATCCAAATGCTGCAGCTCCACAAGGAGGAGAAGATCATTATGCAAACCTTGCAGAATTTTTAGATGAAAGTATTTTAGTAGAGATTGGATCTGATTTAGAAGGACAATACAAAGATTATAGATCATCACGTCAAGATTGGGAAATGGCATATACTAATGGTTTAGATTTATTAGGATTTAAATATGAAAGACGAACAGAACCATTTAGAAATGCATCAGGAGTAACTCATCCAGTTCTTGCAGAATCAGTTACACAATTTCAATCACAAGCTTATAAAGAATTACTTCCAGCAGATGGACCAGTGCGAACTCAAATAGTTGGATTAATAGATTCACAAAAAGAACAACAATCAGAAAGAGTTAGAGATTTCATGAACTATCAAATTATGACTGTCATGAAAGAATATGAACCAGAATTTGATCAAATGTTATTTTATTTACCGCTATCAGGATCTACATTTAAAAAAGTTTATTATGATGCAATCCTTGGAAGAGCGGTATCTAAATTCATTCCAGCAGAAGATTTAATCGTTCCTTATTCAGCAACTTCATTAGAAGATGCAGATGCAATTATTCATGTATTAAAAATTTCTGAAAATGATTTACGTAAACAACAAGTAAGTGGTTTTTATAAAGATGTAGATCTAGGTCAACCTGCTCTTAAAACAGATCCAATAAAAGAAAAAGAACGTGAACTAGAAGGTGTTAGAATTGAAAGACAAGATAGTATTTATACTCTTTTAGAATGTCATGTTAATTTAGATATAGAAGGTTTTGAAGATAAAGATCCTCAAACTGGTGAGCCCACAGGAATTAAACTTCCATATGTTGTAACGATTGAAGAATCATCAAGAGAAGTTTTATCTATTAGACGTAATTACAAAGTAGACGATCCGTTAAAAAATAAAACTAATTATTTTGTACACTTTAAATTTTTACCAGGACTTGGATTCTATGGCTTTGGATTAATTCACATGATTGGTGGATTGTCACGTACTGCAACTCAAGCATTAAGACAATTACTAGATGCAGGAACATTATCGAATTTACCATCTGGATTTAAGATGCGAGGTATTCGTGTACGAGATGATGCACAACCAATTCAACCAGGTGAGTTTAGAGATGTAGATGCACCAGGTGGAAACCTTCGTGATGCATTTATGCCATTACCATTTAAAGAACCATCAGCGACCCTTTTACAATTAATGGGTATCGTTGTTGAAGCAGGCCAACGCTTCGCGTCCATCGCTGATATGCAAGTGGGTGATGGTAATCAAAACGCGGCTGTTGGAACGACGATGGCATTATTGGAGCGCGGATCGAGGGTGATGTCTGCGATTCATAAACGATTGTATGCTTCACTTAAAAATGAATTTGAATTATTAGCAAAAGTATTTGCAACATATCTACCACCAACTTATCCATATGACGTTGTAGGTGGAACAAGAGAAATTAAAGCTGCAGACTTTGATGAGAAGATTGATATCTTACCTGTGGCTGATCCAAATATATTTTCTCAATCACAAAGAATTAATTTAGCGCAAACTGAAATGCAACTTGCAATGTCTAATCCACAAATGCATAACTTGTATCAAGTTTACAGAACAATGTATGAAGCAATTGGAGTTAAGAACATAGATTTAATATTACCTCCACCACAACCACCAACACCAGTAGATCCTTCTATTGAACATATCAATGCAATGACTGGACAACCTTTCCAAGCATTCGCTGGACAAGATCATACGGCTCACATTGAAGCACATTTAAACTTTATGCAATTGAATATGATTCAAAATAATCCTGCTGCTATGGCATCTATTCAAAAAAATGTACTAGAACACATTTCTATAATGGCACAAGAACAAATTCAGTTAGAATTTTCTAAAGAGTTAATGCAAATGCCAATGTTACAACAACAAGCACAGATGAATCCACAAATTCAATTACAATTACAACAAATGATGCAGATGATTGAGTCTAGAAAAGCTAAATTGATTGCACAAATGACTAAAGATTACATGAATGAAGAAACTAAAATTAATTTAGGAGCAACTGATCCACTTGTTCAGTTAAAATCTAGAGAAATTGATTTAAGAGCGATGGAAAATGAACGTAAAAAGAAGGAAGGTGAAGATAGATTGAATTTAGACAAGCTAAAAGTCATGTCTAACAGGCAAGTTGCTGATGAAAAACTAGAGCAAAATGAGGATTTAGCTAAATTAAGAGCTGGTGTATCACTTGCAAAGCAAGGAATGCAAACTACTAAAATAATTACTAGCTAATTAGCTATATTGTGCTATTTTAAATAATAGTATATATAAATACCGAGGATACGATTATGAAAAAAATGACACCTAGTCAAAAAAAGATTGGTAAAGTGATGAGAGAGTTTAAAAAAGGCGAACTTAATATTGGACAATCTTCTAAAAAAGTAAAAAGTCCTAAACAAGCAATTGCTATTGCATTATCAGAAGCAGGTCAGTCTAGAAAACCAATGGCAAAAGGTGGAGCTGTTATTAAAAATTCATCTTCAAGATCAGAATTTGGTAATCAAGTTGACTTTGCACAATTCACTCATCCAGATGGAACATTAAAAGGTGGAGTTGATGTAGAAGTTTCTAATCCACAAGAGACACAAGTAGAACCAGTGGGTGGACAAAGAAGAATGCTTCCGGAGAAAAAAAGATCAGCGAAGTGGTACTAAACCATGATTCAAATGTTGGGAGCTATTGCACCACTTGCAAAAGTTCTATTTAGTACAATTGAAAAAGCTGTACCTGATAAAGATTTACAAGAAAAATTAAAAGCACAATTACAAACTCAATTATTACAATCTCATACTCAAGAGTTAACTGCTGCAGCTAGAATTATTGAAGCTGAAGCAAAAGCTGGTTGGTTTGCATCTTCATGGAGACCATTACTTATGTATGTGTTAATCTTTATTTTGGTCTGGAATTATGTACTAGGACCTGTTATATTATTTTTTTTTAAAGCTTCTATAACAATACAATTACCAGGAGATGTTTGGACATTGTTACAAATAGGTCTTGGTGGATATGTAGTTGGAAGAAGTGCAGAATCGGTGGCACGCACTATGGCAAATAGACCGGTTGTAAACAAAGAACAAGAAAACGGATAAGGAGAAAACATGAGAAACGATTACGGTATAAGACCAAGAGCAAAAATGAAAAAAGGTGGCAAAGCAGATATGATTACTAAAAAAATGCCTATGAAGAAAAAAGGCAAAATGATTAAAGGCAAAAGATAATGGCTGGAATTGGAAAACAATTAAGAGGAAGTGGAATAGCAAGAGCAGGTTTTGCTAAAGGTGGAAAAGCATTTCCAGATTTAAACAAAGATGGCAAAGTAACTTTTAAAGATGTTTTAATTGGACGAGGTGTAGTTAAAAAATCTAAAGGTGGTTATGTAGATATGTCTGAAGAACATGAAAGCATGGAATCTAAAGCTGAAGAAGCTAAAGAATATGCT